GAGTGCAGGGTTGGTCGAGAACTTTCCTGACGAGTTGACGAACTTGGCGAAATAGGTGCCCTTCATGAGCGGCACGAATCCGTTCGTCATGCCGCCCGCGAAGCGTTGAATCTCGTTCGCTTCCTCCCACGACACTTCCGTCGACAGGCGCGTCGAGAAGCGAATCACCACCTGGCCTCCGACGATCACATCGAGCGAGCCGGACTGCACCCACTGCAGGTTCGCCGCGTCGTTGTAGATATCGAGCTGGAAGCCGCGCACGTCGTCGGGCGGCTGACTCAGGCCGAGCAGTTCGACCTTGACCGTCGCCGGCGCGCTGCGGATGCCGAGCGCATTGATCGCCCACACGGTGAAGGTCCACGAGCCTTCCTGCGTCGGCTGGATATCGATGCTTGACATGAAGGCGTCGACGTAGACGGGCGAGTCGTCCTCAAACTGGTAGGCCACCGCGAAGCGCACCGCGCCGATCGGCGCGAGCCATGAGAAGGTCGCGCGCGCGCCGACCACCACCGGGCTGATCTGATACTTCGACTCGGTGATGGTCAGTTCGGTGCAGGGGCCGATCGAGAACGGATCGATGATGCCGGTGGGCAGCGGTTCGAGCGTGAGGGCCGACTCGATCGCCGTGAACTTGTCGGGCCGGTAGGCGACGCCCTGAACCTCGACGTTGCCGTCCTCGTCCTCGGTCACGCCGATGCAGCGCCACTGCTCATTGACGGCGTTCGTCGCAGAGATCGACCACACGCACATGCGGTTCGGCGCGAGCCGCAACGGTTGCTGCAGCCTGATCTGGTCGGTCGTCACGTTGCCCGGATTCATCACGGCCACGCGCTGCAACGAGCCATCGGGCAGCAGCACGCCGACGGTGTAGGCGATCTGCGTGTCGAACTCGAATGCCGCGTCAAGCTGCAGCCAGTCGATATCGCCGTCGAGGATGCGCCCACCCGTCCGGTAGCCCGCGCGTGTCTCGTCGGCGGTGTAGAAGATATCGCCCGGGCGCGTGAAGGCCGCGTTGATGCCCGTCTTGAACGAGACCGTCTCCGAGAGCATCTGCTCGGTGAGCAGCATCCAGCGGCCCACGCGGTGCGCCTGCCCGCGCGAGGTGCAGCCGAGCGCCGTCACCGCGAGTTCGCGCATGCCCCACTGGTTGATCGCGTCGCGGTCCTCGACGTACTCGATCTCCTGCTGGCAGCGGTTCGCCCGGTTGTTCCACGTCACGAGCGCGACCGTGTGGCGCTGGTTCAGCGGCGTGCCCTGATAGACGAACATGCCGTCCACCACGTTGGCGGCGGTGTACTCCATCACCGGGTCGGCAGGCATGTCGGCGCTCACCGTCAGCATGCCGCCCGACCAGAAGATCATGCCGTTGAAGATCGCGGCGATCTGCTGCAGCAGCGTGATCGCGTCCTCGCGGGTCTGCAGATAGACGCTGCACGTGTAGCGCGGCTCGTAGCCGCCCATGCCATCGGAGACCTGGCCGTCGCAATACTGCGCGATCGCATAGAGCGTCCACTTGTCGATCATCGCGGGCGAGATATACGCGCCGAGGCCGAACCGCTCGGTGGTCGCGAGGTCGTAAAGAATCCACGCCGGGTTGTCGCTCCACGCGATCCTGAAGGTGCCGTCCCATGTGCCGCTGTAGGTGCGCGCGACGGGATCATAGTTCGTCGGCACCTGCACGCGGCGCATCTTCATATCGAACGACAGCTTCGGGATCTGGCGGAACGTCGAGGCATCGACCTGCACGCCGACTATCGCGGAGTACGGGTACATCAGGTTTGAATCGACGATCTCGGTCATCGTCTCCCACTGGAAGGCGTTGGCGAGGTACTGCGTGGTCGAGTCTGGCGTGAGGCGCCGCACGCGGATATCGTAGGTGCCGCCGACCGTGCCGAAGCGCGCGAGGCTGATGCGATAGCTGCGCTGGTAGCGGCTCGACGTCTTGCCGGTGACCGTGTCGAGGTAGGCCTGCTGGAAGCCGCCGCCGTTCTTCTGCACGTCAAGCGCGAGTTGCACGGTCACGCCCGTCACGTCGCCCGTTGTCGTGTCGGTGTTCGACAGCGCCGGGAAGCCGAGCGTCAAGCGCACCGCGTTCAGGTTCGGGTTCGTGACGCTGCGGATCACAGGCGCATCGACCGTCACAGTGACGCCCACGCTCGACTCGGACTCCGTTGCGGAGAAGCCAGTGATCGGTGCCTGCGTGGCGGTGCCATAGCGCCACTCGATCCCGGCACCGACGAAGTTCCACGAACCATCCGGGTTCGCGAGGGGCGTGTCGTCGACATAGATGCCCTGCGCATCGCCCACGATGCCTTCGACCTCGCCCTCACAGATCAGGTTGATCACGCGGGCATACTGCGTGGAGCGCAACGAGTCGGGTGCCTCGACTGGCGAGCGCGAACCACCGCCGCCGCCCTTGCCACCGCCGCCGCCAGCACCAGTGATGGGTACGAGGTCGCGTTTGCCCATCAGGACACCACGATCTCGTTATTGGTCGAGAAGCCCACGCTGATGATCGCCGAGCCAACCAGCAGCCGGCCATAGCCTAGTGGCACCGGGCCGCCTTGCCCCATCGTGTTGACCGCGCCATCGAACGCAAGCGATGGCTCGTTGTCGGCCTTTTCGGGCGTGGCCGTGCCCTTCGGACGCGGAGCCAGCAGTTGCGCAAAACCGGAGAGTGCGAGCGACACGCCGAGGCTGATCATCGCGGTGCCGACCACCGGCACGAACACGCCCACCACCGCGATCGCTGCGCCCGCGATGATCTTTCCCCACGCGCCTGCTCCCCGCACGAGCGGCACCACCTTGAGCACGCCCTTCACCAGCGGATAGTGCAGGTCGGCCTCGTCGTAGTCCTGATGCTCGCCGCGCACGACGAAGTGGCGTGTGGCGTGCTCGCGAAAATAGACGCGCAGCCCGGGAAGCTGCGTCATCAGCGCGTGCAACGCCTCGCGCGGGCTGCGCACCGAGAGCGTCCATTCGCGTCCGAAGCGGCGACGCAGATCACCATAGAAGCGAACTGTCAGCATCACGCCTCCTCCATGAGGTCGAGCATCGAGCGATGCCGCAGCACGGCGCTGGTGCGGCGCTGGTAGAACTCCTGCAGGACCTCGCGGCGCGATAGCTGGTCGACGAGATGGTGGAGGATCACATTGCCGCCCACATACACCGCCATGTGGTTGTCGCGCTTCGCGCGGATGCGCATGAGCAGCAGGTCGTGCTTGTGCAGCACGCCGAGCGCCGCCGCGTCGAGCGGGCCTTCATGCACGACGACGAAGCCCTCCTGGCCGAAGTTTTCGCGATACAGGTCGGGGCCGTCCTCGCGATCCCACCAGCCGTACTGCCTCGGATAGTCGTTGAGCGTGATGTCGAGTTCGGCGGCATACCAGTCGCGCGCGATGCCGTAGCAGTCATGCACGCCATGCACGAACGTGCGGCCCGGGAAAGGTGCCAGAAATGGCACCGGCTGGTTGACCGTGAAGGTGCCGAGCGGATGGTTGACGATGATCCACGGCAGGCCCGTCTGCGCCATCGACGCGCGATCGGCATCGGTGGGCGTGGGCGGCGTGAAAACGTGCGAGTGCGCATAGGCGACGATCTCGCCCGCGTCCTCGGCGTGCGCTGCGTCGGCGGGATCGATCGTGAACTGGTCGGCCTCGTGCGCGAGGTTGCGGCACGGCATGTACTCCAGCGCGCCATCAGCCTTGCGCACGACAAGGCCGCAGCACTCGCGCGGAGCCTGTGCATCCGCGTGAAGCTGGATCAGCGGCAGCACCGCAGTGAAGTCGGGTGTCGGCGTGTTCATCCCGTATCTCCTCACCGATAGGCCGATGCGCCGGGGAATGCCCCGAACGGAAGCCAGCCCGCCGCGCCGAAGCGCATCTTGCAGGACGCGAGCCGCTTGCCGCATTGATCCCTGTTCGGATCGGCGGTCGGGTTGTCGTTGATGTCGGCCACCGGCCCGCCCGCATAGCCGCAGCCGTCGCCGCGATAGCGCCACGGACACGAGTTGCGGATGATCTGGCGGCGGGGCAGTTGCACGCCCTGCACGTCAAAGGCGACCGCGAGTTCGAACTCGACGGTCTGCGGGTCCTCGTGGGTCTTCTGGTTGACGAAGAACAGGTCGTCGGGGAAGGCCGCATTCGGGTCCGCGTCGGGATTGACAGCGCCCGGGAAATTGACGGCATCGAGATAGCGCAACAGTGTGCGTCTGCGGATCACCTTCGCGCCGACGATATCGCCATACAGACGGCACAGTGCGCTGATGATGCCCGTCACGTTGGACACTGCGAGCCTCGGGCGTGGCAGCGTGCCTT